GTGATCATCGTGGTAGCGGTGATAGCACTGGGTGCCGGGATCGCCGGCACAGGTATCTACCTCACCGTCACCGACGAGACCTCGCCAACCTCGTCAACGTCGCAGGCGCCAGCACCAGAGCCACCGGCGGAACCGGCAGCCGATCCGTACGAGGTGTACCTCGACCTGGCCCCGGCTGACGCGGTGGAACTGTCCCGGGAGGACGCGCAGACTCGCGCGATGCTCGGGTGCGGTCGGACGTGGGCGCCGGGGACCGTGGACGCAGCACTCGCGGAGGCGTACGCGGAGTTGTGCGCGGACATGGAGGAGCGCACGGGGTAGCCCTGGACACGACGAAGCGCCCCTGGCTTCGGCCGGGGGCGCTCGCGTTTGCTGGTCGGCGCCGGCCGGGACGACCCTACCGCCCCGACACCTCGTACTTCGGCGCGGCAGGCGTGCCGAGGAGGACACCCAGCCACGGCCAGCGTGCCTCGGCCACCCGGACGAGGGCGTAGTAGCCGGCCATCGCCAACGCCACCACACCAACGGTGAGTGCGGTGGACGAGTCGGCGTCGAGAACGATGCCCGCCGTCGAGGCCAGCCAGGCGAGCAGGGCGCCGACGGCGGCGGGGACGGCGGTGCGGATGAGGCTGATCAGGTAGTCGTGCGTCATCAGGGTGCCTCCTGGGTAGGGTCGGGGGATGGTGGATGTGCCGTCACTGCCGCAGCGACAGCGGCTGCTCCTGGCCGAGCTGTCCGGCGTGGCCCGCCGGTACGGCACCGACGGCATGCGGGACGCGCCTCGAGATGTGGCGGTCGCCGCGGTGCGGGCGGTCACCGACGATCCCGTGCTGCTGGGTGTGCAGGCCGGGGTGGCGCTGGTGGACCCGCACGGCATCCACGGGCCGACGGTGGCGCTGCTCGAGGCGGCTGGTGCGGACATGACCGTCGCGCGGGAGCACGCATCCGAGGTGCGCGAGCGGCTCAGCCGCGTGCTGTAGCACGGGGTCAGTGCCCGGCCTGGTCGGCACCGGTGGCCTGGGCGATCCGGTCCACCTGGTCCTTGATCGAGCTGCCGCCGTTGGGGCGCAACTCCTCGAGGGCGTCCAGGCGGCCCTCGATGCGGACCACCCGGTCCATCAACCCGGGGCGCCCCTTGGAGAGGCCGGGCCGGGGTGGCTCGCCGAGCAGGTCGTCCGCGAGCCTGGCCAGCTTGCGGCTGGTGGCCAGCGTGCCGCGGACAGCGCGGCGAAGTACCTCGGCAGCGGTGCCGACGGCGGCGATTAAGAGCAGCATCTCCACCGAATCTCCCAGCGGGTTATCGAATCGGGTTTCGGTATGCGGCGTCCCACGTCTTGCGGCCCAGCAGTCCGTCCCGGGTGAGGCCCTGGTCCGCCTGGAACGCCTTGATCAGCTCCCGGTACTCCGGCCCGTACTGGCCGTCGTTGCCGTGGCGGGTCAGCCACCTGCGGCCTGTGCCGATCGACCAGCCGCGCCGGGTGAGCTGGTGGGCCCACGTGCGCAGCCAGGTGCGGTCGGATCGGCCACCGAAGCGCCGCCGGTACCGCCCGGACACCGACCGGTCGGGACCGTCCGCCGGCCCGAAGTAGTGACCGGTCGGAAGCGGGTACGCCACCGCGGGGCCGGGCGCCGGCCGTGGCGGCACCGGTGCCGGCGTGCCGAGCTGGTCGAGTCGCCAGTCCGTACCCCGCACCGTGTCCGCAGCCTGGGTGAACTCCGACGTCACATGGCAGTGCCCGGTGTGCCGGTTCGACCCGGTGTAGGTGCGGGTGGTGAAGTCGTACCGGCGGTGCCAGATGCGGCCGTTGAAGATGATGTACCGCACCCACCACAGCACGCCGGAGCGAGCCAGCGTCACCCACAGCTGCACGACCTGCTCCATGGTGACGCCGCCAGGGTCGTTCAGGTCGGCGTCGAAGTCCCGGGCACGCACCTCGTCGACCTGGTCGCCGTCGCGGTGTTCGGGTCGGCCGGTCCGATCCGGGTTGTGCGACGACGGGTAGCCCTGGTGGGCGGTGTCGCCGATCGACCCGTCCGACCTCGTGTCGCGGCCCGGGAATCGCTGGTTGAGCTGATCGCGGGCCTCATTCAGATTCGGTACTACCGTCCACGTCATCGATGTTCACCTCCGTTGTTGGCCAGTCGGTCTGGGCAGGGTCGTCCCACGGGTCGGGGATCTGCGCCCCGATGTGCTGCTCCGGGCTCTCGTCCGGGACCGGATGTGGAGTGGTGGGCATAGGTGTCTCCCTGGTGTCGGGGTTGGTTACAAAACGGCGATCCACTGCACGGGCACGTCACTCCAGGTACTGGGCGAGGCGCTGCCGTCCCCGCGGTAAACGAATAGGGTGAACCCAGTCGGGCTGATGCTGATCGGCCTGGACTCCCAGCGGGCCGCCGCCCCGGATCCGGAGACGATCTGCGTCGTCACGTGCGGTGGCGACGCGAACGGTGCCGCGAATGTGACGGCCTGCGTGTAGGAGGTCAAATCCACGAAGGACACGGCCACCTCGTCGCTCTCGCGCTCACCCAGGCGCGCGGGGGTGAGGTACATCCCGGATTGCCAGTGCGTCACGGCGTCCTCCTCCTCATAGGGGCACCACGGCCGGATCCCAGACCTGCACCTCGGTGCCGTCCGGCCAGGACCGCGAGACCCCGTTGACCGACCGCGCCGACAGAGTCACGGTCTGGGTGAGTCCGGTGCCGGTGATGCTGGTGGCGGTGACGCGTTCCCCGCCGATGCGTAGATCCAGTGGGAAATCTGCCGGATCCGTTGTCCAGGCGCCGTTTTCGGCGGTCGAGGTCATCGTCAGTGTCAGCGCGACAGCGTCAACGGCCGCGATGGTGGAACCGTCCGCGCCGACCCGTTGCAGGCCGTTGACGACGGCGACGTCCCACGGTGTGGCCGGCTCACCTGTCCACGTGATCCGCCACGAGCGCTCGGTGATCGTCTCCGTGTATCCGGTGATCAGCAGCCGTAGCTGGGGCAGGTCGGCAGCCAGCCAGTCAGGCATGCCGACGACGTCGATGACGTCACCGGCGTCGACGGCCAGGGCTGCATCGAGTAGCCCCGGGTCGGCCTGCCAGCCCGGGGCGGCGAGTTGGACGGTGATCTGCGGTACCCGCGGCTCGTCGCGGGTACCGAGGTGTAGTGACCATCCGGTGTGGTCGGGCAGTTGGCCGTCCGACAGTAGGTGCAGCTCGCGCTCGTCCTGGTAGTGCCCGACCCCCTCGGGCGGTGGTGTGATGGATAGTGAGCCGGTTGTCTGGATGGCTCGGGCCGAGCCGCCGAGACGCCGGCGGATAGTGATGTCGTTGCGGATCAGCTTGTCATCGTCGACCGGGCTGACCGGCGGCACCAGTAGCCCGGCGCTGTAGTCCAGCGTGACGGGGTTTTGGTTGTAGAGCGAGCCGCGGCGCCGGTAGAGCAGGTCTGCGGAGTCGCGCGACTCCAGCAGCATCCCGCGGTCAACCTCGATTGCGGCGGCGATCGCTGCCGCGGTGGTGCCGACTGGTTGCAGTCCCATCCGGGTTGGCTGCGGATCGGCCGCGGCTGCCAGTGCCACGGTGACGCCGGTCTCGGCGGCGGCCCGGACGATACGGTCGGCGGCATCCTCACGCTCGCGCCCGCGACGGTGCGGCAGCACGGACATGCCGTAGGTGTCGGGTACCGACCACGTCGGTAGCACCGGTGGCGAACCGGACGCCCACAAGGCGAGGTGCCCGACGGGCATCTCCTCGTCGGAGATGACGTGATCCGGGTTGACCGTGACCGAGGTCACCGCCCCCAACGTCCCGGCCACAGACCCCACCTCTTGCGGGGAGGACGTGAGGCCCTCATACATCTCCAGGTGCACGATGCCGCTCGCTTCATAGAGGCACAGCGTCAGCTCATGGAAGGACGATTTCCAGCCGCCGTCCTCGGCCACGACGTGCTCCACGCCGTCGCCATCGATGGCGACGATCTGCGTGCGGGTCGGGATCTTCGTGACGCGCATCTGCCAGCGGGTCTGTGTCCCGCCCTGGGTGGTCCACTCCAGAAGCACGTAGTCCTCATCCGGCAGGGACAGCGACGGCTTGACTTGCCACGCCACGTGCCAGGTGTGCGCCGCTGCGGCGCCGGTCGCCGTGGTGGCTGCCGCCGGCACAGCAGCGGTCAGCGACGCGCCCGCGGCGAGATTCGCCAGCGCGGCGATGGAGTACCGGACGGTGCCGAACTGGTTGGTGTAGCCGGCCACCGGCCGGAACTCGATCTCCCCGTCGACGGTCATCGGCGGTGCCGTGGACACCGCCGCCCCCGCCGACTCCGCGAATTCGCCGTCCTCCAGCGGCCAGTACGCCACCGGGGCGGTCGCCTCGATCCCATGCCGCAGCGCACTCCAGGCTGGCGCCGCGCCCTGGCCCCACCGGCGCAGCACGCCGGCGCACTCCAGGTTCACCCACCGATTCCGCCCGTCCTCGGACCAGCCGCGCGACCAGGACGACACCTCACCCCAGAAACGGCCCACCAACGAACCGCCGATCCGGCCGGCGAACAACCTGATTGGCGTGTTGCGCCCCAGGTGCGGGTACAGATCCGAGCCTGGGTTATGCCGCGAATACCGACCGGCACCGTTGTCGACCCGCAGCCACAACCCGGTGTGGTCCGCGTGATGGCCCGGCCGACGGACACCCCGCCGCATCGTCAGCCCCTGTTTGCCACGTACGTCGGCGGTGATGTCCACCCACCCCAGTGGGCCACACCACACCTCCACCGTGTACGCGAAGAGCTCGCTCATTCGCCGAGCACCGTCTGTACGTTGCCGCCGCGTACCGTGATCGCCTGCCGCAGTATCTCCACCAGCAGGTCGTCCAGCTGCGCTCCGGCGGAGTCGATGGTGAGGGTGGTGCCAGCTCTCCCGGCTGCGGAGGTCACGGTCTCGCCCGCCTGTAGTACCGCCAGGACGTTCTGTCCGGGCGCGCCCGGCACGCGGCCTCCGGCGTGGAACGTGGGCAGGTTCGGCACGCTGATACTCCGTCCGCCGAATTCCGGTACCCAGCTGGGCACTGTCCATGACAGGCGGCCTACGGTGGAGTTCCATGCGCGGGCCACCGCATTGAACGCGGCCCGGTATGGGCGGGTAATGAACCCGGCCACTTTGGCGAACGCGTCACCGGTCCAGCCGGGAATCCTTCCGATGAAGCTCCAGGCGGACGCCGCAGCGTCTTTGATCGACGACCACGATGCGCGCCAGGCCCGCTGGAACCAGTCCGTTTTCGCGGCGATCACCACGATGACGGCCACGAGCGCGACGATGCCCACCACGATCCACGTGATGGGCGAGGCCAAAAGGGAGGCGTTGAGCAGCCACTGCGCGGCCGTCCATACCTTCTGTGCGGTGGCGGCGGCAAGCATTCCCACGCGGGTCTGCGCCAGCCAGCCCACCGCGCTTTTCATGGCCGGGACCAAGAAGTTGTACAGCCCGGAGGACAAGTCGCCGATAGCGAAACCCATCAGCAGCAACGCCTCGAAGCCTATGCCGTCCTGCGCGACGCGTAGGCCCTCCATGCCGTCTTGCACGCCGGTCAACGTGTCGCGGAAACCCATCGCCCTGGTATCGACGCTGTCCGCTGCCTCCCCGACTCGGTCGAAACCCGACGCCGCGGAGTCCACGTCCCGTTCCATCGACCGAGCGGCACCGCCGACCCGGTCGAAACTTGACACCAGGGACCGCTCGTCACCTGCGAACGTCAGCGTGACCTGATTCGCCATGTCAGCTGACCTCCAGCCCCGCGTCACGGGCGAGCTGGTTCAGCCCCGTCGACATCGCCTCGGTGATCTCCGTGCGCCGCACGGCGAGGCCCTTGTACACGTACCGGCCGTCGGGCAGGTACGGACGCACCACCGACCGGCCTGGCCCGACCCGGCCACCGAAGTCCAGCCACGGCGCGTACGGGGCGCGGCGGCCACCCAGGGCGATCCGGGCGAGACGCTGCGACGAGCGGGCACGTAGCGACCCGGCAGCACGGCCGGACCGGCGCGGAAACCGCGGCTCGGCGTAGTCGATGACCACCTGCGCCGCGGTGTTCAGCGTCAGGCGCAGCTGCCGGGGCAGGCCGGCATCCATCGACCGCAGATGCGCCTGAAACTCGCGCAACCCGGCTACCTGGATCCTGCCGACCATCACAGTCCCGCCTTTTTCCGTTCCAACTCTTCGTGTCGCGCCTGTAGCGCGAAATAGCGCGTCCAGTACAGAAATTCACTGTTCGACATTTCCTGCCGTAACCGCGCCACCGTCATACCCAGTTTCTGCGCGAGAAAGAACTCCCAGTGAAGATCATCATCGGCGAGTAGGGCTTTTGGTGGCCTCCTTCCCGGCGGCCGGCTTCAGCCCGGACAGGTCGGCGATCTGGTCGGATACTGCAACAAGATCACCGGCGGCGGCGCCGGCTGCCCATGCGGCTACGTCGTCCTCCGACAGCTGTGGGGTGAGTACGCCCCGGGACACGATGAAGTTGTCCCGCTCAGCCCGCGTACGGTCACCGTCTTGCATCTCCAGGACTTCGTCACGGGTCAGTGACCGGATCGCCACGGTGCTGCCGTCCGGTAGGGTCGCTACCCCCTTGCCGAGCTTGCGGGCGAGGATCTGCTCTCGGGTTAGGTGTGCCATGGCGTGTCTCCCTTACGTCTGCGTTGTCGTGACGACTTCGTCGCTGATCTCAAACTCCGCCGTCCACGCGACGTTGCCGTCGACCGGGTTCGTCTCCACGTACTTGGCGACGATCGCCTGGAACGTGTCGGTGGGCTTGCCCGTGCCCGTGCCTTCGGGCATGCGCACCACCTCGACGTGCGCGCCGGAGTCATACGCCGGCTTAAGTACCGACCGTGGCCCGGTCGTGACGTCGGTGTCGTAGTCACCGCCGGCGGAGAATTTGCCGTCCTTCAGCCCGCTGTTCTTCGTCACCGCGTTCTTGCCGTACCCGGTGTTCGCGTGCACGGTACGAGTGCCCTCGTACGACGAGGTTTTGCAGTGCGGTGAGATATCGCTACCATCAACCGTTATTTTCGTGTGCCGGCCGTGCTGTGTGGTCACGTCAGACCCCCCTCCCGGAGATTTCCAGTCGAAAAATTGCGGCCGAATAGACGACCGAGGCATAGGTGACGTCATCGAAGCGACATGAGGTAACCCGCACATCGTCGGCCGCCGTGTACTCGTACGCCTCCACCGCCGCTTTGACCGACATCGCGCCCGCACCAGCGGCGTACCCCGCAATCGCGCTTCGCGACGCCTCGACAGCCGTCCTGCTGACCAGAATCAGCACCGGCAGGTCCTCGATGTGGTCCGTACCGCGCCGGTACGTCGCGTCGTAGACGATCTCCTCTGGCAGCGCGATCACCGCCGCCGGCGGCGTAACTCGTTCGACACCCCACGCCGGCACAGTCAGACCCGGAATCGTCGACAGCGCCCCACCCACCTCGACGGCCAGCTGCTCCAGATCCACTTGACTCACCCGACCCGTCGTCGTCGGGCCAGGCCAGCGAGGGTCGTTGCTACGTCCGGGTCCAGGCGGGCCAGCAGCCGCATCTCTGAGCCGCCCTCCGGGCTACCCGCGATCCCATACGGGCTGTCCCGACGCATCGACCAACGCGACACCTGCAACCGGGCCGCGCCGGCGACCTGCTCCGGTATCGCCGACCAGCCCCACCCTGACGCGGCCACAACCACCGGCGCATCGAGGCAGTCCGTGAGGCCCAGCCGCTCATACGGGCGCCCGCTGTCGGGCGCGTCGTCGGGCAGCAACATTGCCCCCGCGTCGGCGTAGGGCTGGCCGTTGACGGTCAGTCCGGTCGGGTCGTGCACGTCGTCGATCTCCAGCAGCCACAGTCCGGACACCGCGTCATACACCGCCGGCCGCCGGTAGATACGCGTGGCCAGCCCATCAACGTGTCCGAACTGGCGGTTGCACCGCTTGTCGATGGCGCGGGACGCGGCCGTGCACCAGATCGCCAGCTCCGCCAGGTCAACACCGGGGGCGCGGACGAACTCCGCCGCATCCTCGGCGGTGAGGTAGTCAGGCGTCCAGGCCACGGCCGTGCCCCGTCACTTCTTGGCTGGCTTGGCTGGCTTGGCGTTGGCGAACTCCTCCGCCGTGGCCTCGCGCGGGTTGTCGGGGGTGCCGACGTACCGGCGGCCGGTGAACGGGCTGACGGTGCGGCCGGTGCGCTCCAGCTCGTCGCGCTGCCCTTCCGAGAGCGTGAACGACGGCTCCACCGGCTTCCTGGCCGGTGCCGGACGGCCAGCCGCGGCGACCTGCTCACGCAGACGCGCGTTGTCGGCCTCCAGTTGCGCCACCCGTTCGGCGTCGGTCTTCACCCTCGCCGATCCTGCCTGCGCCATCACAACCTCCTTCGATTTCCTCGGTCAGGCCACCGGGTCGTAGGTGATTTCCCGGACCCCGGCCACGTCAGTGATCGCGGTGGCCTTGTAGCCCCAGATCGCCACGTCCACGTAGGCCACTCGGTACTCGAACTGCAACCGCTGGGGCGCGGACGCCCATCCGTGCACGACCTCCCGGTCGAACAGGTACGACGAGGCCACGACGTTGCCCGACGCGGCCAGCGCCCACGCGGGGACCGCGGTGACACCGTTGATGTCGATTGCCGAGTACCGCGGCCGGGCCGACCCGGAGGTGTTCTGCGGCCCCATCGGCGGGTACAGGCGCCGCCCGTTGTCGTCGGTCGCGGCCACGAGCGCCTTGTACAGGTCGACCTGCGCGAACATGTCGGTGAACCCGAACCCGCCCCGCACGTACTGAAGCGCGGCGAACGCGGCAGTGATCTCCTGGTCCAGGGTCTGACCGGTCGTACCGCCACCAGCGGTCAACGCGATAGCCGAAGGCGTAGCCGCATCGAGCACAGCAACCGCGGCGGCCTCCAGGCTCTCGTACCACGCCTTGACCATCTGCCGCCAGATGATCCCGGACAGCTGCGGGTTACCGCCCTGCTCCCACGCCTCCCGGGTCACCTCAACCTTGCCGGACACGGCGGTCGGAGTGATCGTCTGACTCGTGGCCGTGTAGGTGCCCGCGGTCGGCTCGGTGCCCTCCGTGTGATCGGACACCAGCCCGGACGCGGCGCCGAACCTCGGCACCACGAACGGCGTCGAGTCAGGCAGGGAGCCCTTGTTGACGGCCTCCCACACCGGATACCGGTAGGACAACTGGTCGACGTACATGTCGGGTCGCTGCCGGTCCGGGTTCAGGGCGGCGACATCGGAGCGGCCGGTATCGAACTGGGCGGCGGTCATCTGCGCGGCGAACTGCTCCCGCATGAACGCCTGCGCCCGCTCCAGGGCCTCTCGGTCGCCCTGCGATCCGGCGATCAGATCGGTTGAGAAATCGTGCTGACCGCGGGTGAGGTTGCCGGCCCGGTCGAACCGGTACGGCAACTCCTCGCGAACCTGGCTAGCGGTGATGGTGCGGCGGGTCGGGTCGACCGGCTGCCGCTCCTGCGGCTCCGCCGGTGCGGGGGTCAGCTGCGGTACGCCGAGCAGCGCACCGAGTTGCCCGCCACGAATCAGTCCGTCAACCTGATCGGCCGACAACACGAGCCCGCCGTCGGGTACTGCTGGTGCCTCCGGCCGCGCCGGAGGTGACTGCGCGGCCACCAGCGCCTGGATCGCACCAGGGCGGGTCAGTAGCGCGGTCATCTGGTCCTGGTCCAGCTGCACACCGGCGGCCGGCGGCGTGGTCTGAGCCTCGGTCGGCTCCTGCTCGTCCGGCATCCCGGATCGCCCCTTTCCCTGAACATTTCTGCTCGCGGCCACCTTGGTCACGCGGGCGTCGTCAAACGCGGGCATGGGCGTTGACGATGTCTCCCGCCAGTGCGCCCGCAACACGTCGTAGACCTGGTCCTTGTCGTCCCACACGACATCGCCGTCGGTGGGGTTGATCGAGAAGTCGACGCCGACGGAGAGCCCGTCGTAGAGACCGTGCTGGGCGTCGTACAGCAGCTGGTCACGCTCGTGCTTGGCCGGGCTGCCGTCCGGCCCGTCGAGTACCTGCAACTTGACGACCGGGCCATTACGGGTCTCTGTCACCGACGCGGTCACACCGACCGGTAGGTGGTGGTCGCGTAGGTGCTTGATCCGTGACACATTCGCGTACTGAAGTGACCCTGGCTTGAACCGAAACGCCAGCCCGTACTTACGGACAACCTTGTTGTACGGCACGGCCAGCCCGGTAATCGTGCGGTTCTCGACGTCGACCTTTGCCGGCTCGGCACCGCCCGCGAAGTCACCACTGGCGAACGTCATAGCCGGACCATCGTCAGTGAAGCGGGCACCGGCGAGCCGGGACGCATCGACGTTGCTCTGGTTGTTGTCGCCTACAGCCGGCGGCGGTTCGACCGTTGCCGAGCTGGCGGCTCGGGCTACCACGTCAGCCGAGATGCCGGCCTGCTCGCCGATCCATTGCTCGTCGACCACACCCATGTCCTTAAGCGCCTTCCAGTAGGTGGCCTGGGCGGCGGCGTCAGGCTTCAGGTAGTCGATCAGGTCGAAGGCGACGCGGTGACCACGACGGGTTACGTCGCCCATCGACAGCCGCTGTGTAATCGCCTGCATGAACGGCGCGTACGTCTCGTTGATCTTGCTAGTCCGGCGATCTTGCGCGTTGAAATACGTCCGCGATGTCGTCGACACCCCAAGATCCTCGGGATCCACCCCGAGCCCGTTCGCGATCTCTAGCGTGACCTGGCGTTGCAGCTCCACCAGCTGCACCTCCGCCGGTGACGGCGTGGCCACATCAACCCGCTGCACGCTCGACGGAATCCAGCCGGTCCCGCCGGCCTTACGGGCGGCCTTCCACTCAGCGAGGAAGGCGTCGATCTCGTCGTCGCCCATCGGGTCCACCGACGGGTCAGCGCCGTCGGTGAAATAGTCCGTGGGGCGCGGGTTGTCCGCGTAGGTGGCGGCCAGCCGGTCCAACAGCAGTGCCCGGCGGATCGCCCGCGCGTTCGCCGACAACAATCCCGGGTTCGGGGAGTCGAACCGGATCACCCGGTCAACCGGGGTCGGCTCACCATCAACCCACACGACCCGTACACCACGCGCGTCCACACCGGATGGGAACGGGTTCACCGCGCCCGTCGGCTCGGTCAGGCTCACCGTGCGCACGTCCAGGTGCCGGGCGGCGACCGGGAAACCCGCGAAGTCCTGCGCGGTGATCAACCACCACGAGATCCCGTCAAACGCCAAATCCTCGATCGTCTGAGCGAGGGTGACGACGTTCGGCACGTCCGGGTCAATCTGCTCCAAAAAGGGCGACCGAACAATCTCGAGCCCCTTGTACGACCGCAACGGCAACGTCGCGATCGAGCACAACGAGTTTCGGCCTCGCTGGACTGCCGCCACCGACAGCGCCTGTTCCCGACTAACCCGTCCCGGGGTGCCCGCGTGCATGTCCGCGATCACTCGATCGACCGGACGCACCGTCGAATCGAAGGTGGCCAGCGGCTCGTCCAGTGCCAGCGGGCGGGGTGCGGACAGCAGCTCCCATAGCTGCTGTCTCGCCGCGCTCAGCCATCCCACACCCCCACCCTACCCACATGGCCGAAGAATCGTCAGGACAGGGTGCCTCAAACCTTTGAATCTTCAGCAGAAGATGAAGCCTACGTGTTACGTGTTCGGCGAGACACCTGGCGCGACACCGGTGCCGTGCGCGCCAGATGCACCGCCCCCGCCACCGCATACACCGCGTCCACCGGCTGATCCCCGGCCCGGCCGAACACCCACGCATCACCGCGCGCCAACCGCTCCGCCGCCCCGATCTGCGCGTCGAGCATCGCCTGCCCCGAATGCGCCACCGTGCCGGCCGTGATCTCCTTGGCCAGGCCCATGCACACCGCGGTCGTCTCCCCGCGGATTTCCGCCACAGCCACCCCGCGCGGCGGCCACCCCCGCACACCGTGCTGGCGCCGGTCGGCGAGCTTCGCTGCCACGGCTGCCGCCGGACCGGCCGGAAACCACCCGAGCGTCGTCGGCCGAACCCGCTGCGCCCAGCCGGCGAGTTCCCGCTCCAGCCGGGACGCGGCGTCCGGGCCTGACCACTCGTGCACCGTTTCCACGCGTACCCGCTGATCCTCAAGCACCACCGCCACCGCGAGCGTCGCGTGGTTTCCGTCCGGGGACAGATCCACACACGCCGCCAGGCGCTGCCGCTGCGCCACGTCCACCGGTGCCGGATCCAGGCACGCCGCCCAGTGCCGCGGGTCGATCGCCGCATCCAGCTTGTTGACCCGCACGCACAGGATCTCGGTCAGGAACGTCGCCAGCTCCTCACCACCGTTGCGTGTCGCCCGTCGAGCATCCGCCAACAGATCACTCAGTTCGGTACGGCGCCCCAGATTCGGATTCGCCTGAGCGAGTGCGGCCGGGTCCTCCGGATCGGAACCCTCCGGCGCTGACCACTCCAGCAGCCCCAGCCGTTCATCACCCTCACCGCAGGCGATGAACGCCACGGCCTCCCTACGCAGCGAGTCCAGCACCACGCTGGACGTATCACCCTGGTTCGTGATCGCCACCACCTGACCGTGCGGACGGGCCGACATCGCGTTATACGCCGCGCCCCACGCCGACCAATCCGCGTGCTCGCGCAGCTCGTCGAGCACCAACCGGTCGATCGACAGCGAACGGCCCCCCTTACGGTTACTCGCCGCGATCTTGTACCGGGACCCGTGCACCGTCGTCAGGCACTCCTCACCGGCCGCCTTGCGTACCGCATTCGCCGGTAGCTCCGCCGCCAGGTCCGGCACGGTCTCCGCGACCTCCACCGTCGTCTGCCACGACTCCTTGGCGTACCCCAGGTTCGTTGACGTGCCTAACACCATCGGCCACCGCTCCACGAACAGCCAGAACAGCGTCAACACCTGACACAGGTACGTCTTACCCTGCTGCCGCGCCACGATGATCAACAGCTTTCGGAACCTCGGCCGCCCATCGGCCAGCAACTCCCCACCATGAATCGCCGCCCACCGCTGCCACGCGTCCAGCGGCCGACCCAGCACATGCTCGGCGAACCAGGCCACATCAAACCCGTACGACGATGCCGCGGTCAGCGCGCACCCACACCCACACTCGCCCGCCGCACCCGAGGCCAGCGGCGGCGTGAACACCCGCGCGACCGTGCTACCCAGTACCACGTCGCTCCCGACGCTCCCGCAATTCATCGAGCCGACTCCGGACACCATCACCGCCGTTGCCACCCTTCACCCCACGACCGGCTGGGCTCATCCCCAACGCCGTCAATACCGCCAACAGCTTCGGCCCCAACCGATCGACGGTGTCCCCGTCGCCGTCGTCCAGCTCGGAGGCGTACCGCTGCGCCAACCGCACGGCCGCGCCGTCACGGGGCAGCAACTCGGCATCCGTCAACGAGTCCGCCAACGCCTCAGAGATCGAGCCACCACTACCAGACAAAATGATCACCATCCCTCAGTGGTCGCGCGCAAAAAAAGAACATGGCGGCGGGTGTCGGTGGCACCCCCGCCCGGGAAAACGGCGCTCACCATCGGCTCACCGCCCGATTCGGCGGATCCGCGTGCGCTGTCGGGTCTCCGATGTGCAGGTTGCAGGCCCGGCAGGCCGCCACGATGTGCCGCGGGTCGTCCCCGGTAGCCGCCCGGCCGTGGGTGTGGTGTGCGTGTCCGGCGTCCGGCCCGCCAGGCAGGGCCAGCCTCGTGCAGGTGTGCTCGCCGGGTACGCGGTCACACCATCCGTCGGCGTGGGCGCGGCAGCGGTAGCCGTCCCGGGCGAGCACCTGTGCGCGTAGTCGCCGCCAGGCGCTGGTGCTGCCGGCCTGCCATCTGCTACTCACGGCGCGGCCTCGGGATATTGGATGCGCCAGGTCGGGTGGTGGACGGTGGACCGGGTGTCGCCGGCGAGGCGGATGCGGAGTCGGGCGCCGTCGGCGCTGGTGATGGTGCCGGGCCTGCCGTTGGCGATGACGCGGACACCGCGTTTGGCGGGGACGCCGTAGTGGCGGCGGATGTAGGCCATGCTCACTGGTCGCTCCTCAGGTGGGCGGCGGGTTGAGATCCACTGTGAGCGGTTGGGAGGGCGCCGCCCACGCCCACACCCGCGCCGGGGTCTCCAGGCGACCGTGTGTGGCTCTCAGCGGGCGGCGCGGTGTCCTGCGTGCGGCCGGTGGCGGGGGTGCTGTGGTCCGGGCAGAGCACCGTGAGGCCACGAAGGCGCATCCAGCCCCGGTCCTGTGGACCGACGTCTGCGCGGTAGGTGCGCGGGCACCCCGGGTAGACGCAGCGGCGGATCAGGGTCTCCGCGGTGTCTTCCGACGCGTGGGCTTCGGCGGTGTTGATGAGGGCGACGAGGTGGCGGGCGATGCCGTCGTGCTCGTCGGTGACGGCCCCGGGGTAGTAGGCGTCCCAGCGGTCGTACCAGCCCTCCAGGAGGTCGCGAATGGCTGCCCAGCGCTCGTCGGCGGTGCGCGCGGCCCGCCACTCCGCCGTGGAGTGGTCGAGGAACGCCTGCATGGCGATTGGGGGGTATGTGGCGTCGCGGTCCCGCTCGGCGTCCTGCGTGCTGCCGGCCGGGGAACCGGGGCGGGTGGCGTACCGCGCCCGCGCCCGGTCGATCCGCTCGGCCACGTGGTCGAGGGCGGCGACCAGCTCCTGGGCGTCGGCGAGGGCGGCGACCAGCTCCTGGACGTTGGCGAGGGCGGCGCGGGCCTGGTCCCGGTCGCCGGCGAGCTGGTCGATCAGCTCGGCGGGGGTGGCGTGGCCTGTGGCGCCGGCTCGGTTGAGGGCGGCCCACACGTCGGTGAGGGTTTCGAGTGCCTGCTGGCAGTCGTCGGGGGCGGTGGTGGTGTGGTGGTTGTGGCATTCGCCGTGGATGGGCAGCCGGGCGGGCGTGGTCATGGCATCTCCTCAGGCGGCGATCGGGGACGTCGTGATGGCGGTCAGGAGCTGCTGGCCGATGTGGTCGGTGTAGGCGGGTGGGATCGCCTGTCGGCCGCCGAGGTTGGTCATCCACGTGCAGCCCATGGCGTCGGCGAACGCGCGCTCGTCCTTGTGCTCGAACGGCACCAGATCCTTGCGTCGGTAGCAGCGGCAGGGCGGCACCAGTTCGTAGCCGGTCCAGTTGCCGCGTTGGAAGACGCGGTGGCGGCGGACGTTGAGTCCGAACTGGGTGCCGCAGAGTCGGTAGTCGGCGCGCATGGTGCCGTCCCAGGCGGCTTCGGGCACGTTTTCGACCACGTAGGGCAGGCCGAGGTGGTCGAGCGCCTCGAGGGTCGGGGTGAGCAGGTCGGGGTGGTCTGCGCGGCTGCCTCGCCAGTCCGTGACTCTGCATCTGGTCTGACAGGTGGGGCTGGCGGCGACGGCGGTGGGCCGGTACTGCTCCACCAGGGCGGCCAGCTCGGCGAGCGCGTCGCCTTGGTGGAGCGGGAACGGGTAGCGGGGCTGCGGTTGGATGTCGACGCCGATCACGTCGAATCCGGCGCGGTGGTAGCCCATGCTGGCGCCGCCCTCGCCGCAGTAGAGGTCGAGCAGGCGTGGTCGGGTCACCGGGGTCTGGCAGTCGTGGGTGGTGCGGGCGGTGTGGATGGTGCGGATCTCAGGCATGGCGGCCTCCTCAGGTGGTGGGTTGGGGTTGGCCGTAGCCGGCGGCGCGTAGGAGGCGTAGCAGGGTCGCGCCGTCGCAGGTGACGTACCAGTCGGCGGGGTTGGTCTTGCCGCGGCGTTTGTGCCACACCACGGCCAGGTCGGCGTGGTCGTTGACGCGTTCGGTTTCGGCTTCGGCGAGCCAGGCGGCGAGGTCGGTGCGGGCGCAGTTTTTGACTTCGATGACAACGCCGATGACGCCGGCGATGTCGCCGCGGTCGTGGGTGGTTCCGGCGAGGCGTCGTTCTGCGTGGGGCCAGCCGTTGGCGCGTAGGTGGTCGACGATGGCGCGTTCGGCGGCGCTGCCTTTGGTCTTGTTGGGGTTGGTCACGGCTGGTCCTTCCGGCGGATGGCGGGTTGTTGGCGGCGGAGCCGGTTGAGGGCTTCGGCTCGGCGGGCGGTGACCTTTGGGTCTGGCAGCGGGGCTGGTGGGCGGTACGTTTCGTACTCGGCGCGAGTGTGTTCGGGTACTTCCTCGCAGATGCGCCGCCACGTGCCCTCGTCGACGGCGTCAGCGACCTGCGTCCAGTGCGTGAAGACTGGATGGGGGGCGGCAGCGATGCACGCCCGGTCGTGGGCTTGGTTGTCGGCCGCGATGCGCAGGTTTTCTGCGCGGGTAGGCACGAGGTCGCCGGCGAGTTCGGCGCGTCGGCGGGTGAGGCGGGGGTGTAGTTCGGTCACGTGGGGTCTCCGTGGCGTGCGTGCTTTTCGGGCATGTGGCAGCGGGCGCAGTAGTCGCGTCCGCTGTCCTGGTACGGGTGCGTGGTGGCGCCGGACGGGGCGGGTTTGGTGGCGGGGCCGCGAAACTGGGCGATGTCGCCGGAGGCGATAAGCGCGTCGATGTAGCGGGCGGGGGCCTTCGGCTTCCGTTCGGAGATCACCCGGTCGTAGATCCGGCGGGCTTCCTCTTCGTCCTCGGTGAGGGCGGCGGCGATCCGGGCGATCGGTTTCGGAGAGGAAGAGGAAGAGGAAGAGGGCTTGGAGAAGACTTGGTTGTGTGCACCTGGTGCACTAGCCCAGTGCACCTCCTGCACTAGCTCTAGTGCACCTCCTGCACTAGCTAGTGCACCTGGTGCACTAGCGGTGCCCTTCTTTCGGGTCGGGGCTAGTGCATGACGTGCACTAGCAGGGATCGACAACTGATATTGCGTGCGTTCCTTCTTGGAGCGGGCGTTGGCCTTCGTCGGCCGGGACCGCACCACCCACCCGTCCCGCTCGGATGTGTGCTCAATGTCGTTGAGATGACCGGCGACCGCCCGGCGAGACAGACCAGTACGGTCGGCCATACCCGACAGGGACGGACCGAACTCGGCCGGCACGTACCCGCCCGGCCAGTTCGCGGCGACACAGAGAGTGAGCAGCACCAACCGTGCCGGCGCCGGAAGGTCCGACGCCAGGACGGCCCGCTCAAACTCCCACCGCTTCATCCGACAGCCACGTCGACGAACCGCGACAGGTGCAGATGCGCGGCGGCGGTGATGGTGTCGCTGGGCCCGGACCGGTTCTTCGCGACGATCAGGTCCACCTCGCCGGCCCGGGGGGACTCCTTGTCGTAGTAGTCGTCGCGGTGCACGAAGATGACGAGGTCGCTGTCCTGCTCCAACGCGCCGGACTCCCGCAGGTCAGACAGCAGGGGCCGCTTGTCGGTGCGTTGCTCCGGTCCCCGGTTGAGCTGGGCGACCGCGATGACCGGCACCTGAAGTTCCTTAGCCAACAGCTTCATACCGCGGCTGATCTCGGCGACTTCCTGTTGTCGGCTCTCGCTTTTACGAGCGGGTGTCATCAGCTGGAGGTAGTCCACGACGATCAACGCGAGACCCTTACGCTGGGCGAGTCTGCGCGCGCGGGCACGGATCTCGGTCATGGTCACCGACGGGGTGGGGTCGATATGCAACGGCGCGTCGCAGAGCTCGATCTCGGCCTCGGCCAGACGCCGCCAATCGGGCTCGCTGAGCCGGTTCGCCTCTCTCAGCGCGTGTAGCGGTATACCGGTCTCGGCGGCCAGGATGCGCTGGATGAGTTCGTCCTCGCCCATCTCCAGGGCGAAGAACGCGACGGGACGGCCGCCGCGGATCGCGGTGTGACGGGCGACGTCGACACCGAAGACGCTCTTGCCCATGCCCGGGCGGCCGGCGACGACAACGAGTTGTCCAGGCCGCATGCCTCCGGTGAGCCGGTCAAGGTCGACCAACCCGGTGGGAACGCCGACCACATGCTGAGGGTTCGCCGCGGACGTGGAGATGGCCTCCAACGTCGGGCCGATCAGCGCGGACAAGGGGCTGAGTTCACCACTGTCATGGCGGGTGGTCGCGTCGTAGAAGTCCTGCCCGGCCTGGTCAACGGCCTCGGTGTACTCGATACCGGGGTCGTGCGCGAGGTGAACCATCCTGGTGCCGACCTCAGCCAGGCGCCGACGGCCGGAGTGGGCGCGGACCCGCTGGGCGTACCATCCGGCGCTCGCCGCGACCGGAACGGCGTCGATGAGGTCGAACAGGTACGGTGCGGCACCGACACGTTGGAGGTCACCGCCGGTGAACAGCTTCGCGGCTACCGCGGCGGCGTCGGTGGGCTCGCCCTTGGTGTACAGGTCGGTGATAGCGCGGTGAATGGTGCCGTGGGCGGGCCGGTAGTAGTCGCCGGCGTCGACGAGTTCGATGACGTCGGCGATCGCGTCACGGGAGAGCATCATCGCGCCGAGAGCGATACGTTCAGCCGCCACATCGTGCGGTGGCGTATGCCGGAGATCCCGGTCCTCGGTGCTGATCGTCATCGGGGTCTCCCAGGGGTTGATCGTGTGCGTGTCGGGTTGTGGTGCCCCGTCGCGCGCTCGATACGCGGTGCCGGCCTGTCCGGGCGGGGCGGAGCAGGGGTTAGAACGGCGGCTTGTCGTCGTTGCGGGTGCCGCCGGTGGTCCACGGGTCGTCAGCCGCCCCACCCGAAGGGGTGCTACCGCCGCTGCTGGCCCGGCTGAGTTTCTTCACGTGGGCGGTGGCGAACTTCAGGGTCGGGCCGATGCCGTCGACCATCAGTTCCACCACAGAGCGTTTGTCGCCGTCCTTGGTCTCGTACCGGCGGGTCTTGAGCCGGCCCGTGACGACGACCTCCAGGCCGCGGGTGAGGGACTCGGCGACGTTCTCGGCTTCCTGCCGGAACACGGAGCCGTCAACGAAGAAGGTGTCGCCGTCGACCCACTGCCCGTTTTCGTCTTTCTTGCGGCTGTTGAAGGCCAGGCGGACCTTGCAGACCGCCACACCGGACGGGCTGTAGCGCAACTCGGGATCGTCGGTGAGACGGGCAACGCCGGTGATGGTGGGCAGGCTCACGGATGTCCTTTCTGGTCGGTGTGGCATGGGCATTCGCAGCCGGAAGCGACGCAGCGGCGATGCCGCCGGCCGTAGCAGGAGGGCGCGAGCAACAGCCGTCGGGCGTCGCCGGCGAGGCGGCGAACCTCAGGCCGGGTGACCCGGTCCGACCGGGCGGCCCGGACGGTGTCGGCGTAGCCGCAGTTGAGGCACCGCTGCTCGTCGGTGACCCCGTCAGAGTTGACCTGGAGGGCTTTGCCGCAGCGGGGACACCGCAGCCGCGCCGACGCTGCGCTGATGGTGGCCATCAGGTGGCGGCTTTCGGTTTGCGGGCGTTTCCCAGGCGGGCCAGCAACGCACCGAGAGTGGTGGGCTCGCCGTCCTCGTCGGCTACCGCAGCGCCGAGCCTGCCGCGGCCGTCTTCGGCCTTGTACAGGGCGCCCAGTTCGTCGAACCCGGTAGCCGGGTCGAGAGCCTGACGGCGCACCTCCATGACGCTCATTCCCGGGTCGGCGCCGTCGGTGAGCCAGTCGAGGACCTGCTTGCCGAATCCGGCGTCAGGTTCACGGATGACCGCCTTAGCCAGCGGCTTGCACCGGGACTTGGCCACGACGAGGGTGTTGTCCAGGTCGAGGTCACCGACAATGTCGAACTCGTATTCGATGCCGTCGCGTTGCTCCGGCTTGGTGCCGATCTTGCGGGGGATCTTCTTACCCCGGTCGTTCTCCTCAACCACGTACTCGGTCTTGGTACGCATGGTGACCACGACGTGGCCCGGGTAGGCGAGCAGAGCGTCGACCATCTGCCGCTCCATCGGCCGGGCCTCTTTCCACCCGGCGAACGTGTTACCGCCACCGGAGCGCTTCGCGGCGGCGTCGACCTGCTCCAACATCCCGCCGACACCCATCCAGAAGTGGGAAAGGCTGTCGACAACCACGGCGTCGTAGCCGGCTTCCCCCGCCGCGGCGAGAGCCCGAACGAGTTGCCGCGGGTCATAGGTGTGCATATGCAGGGTGTCGAAAGCGAACTCGTCGGCGTACTTGGATGCGCTGCCACGCTCGGTGTCGATGACGGCGACACGCTCACCCAACGCAGTAGCGGTGATCAAACTGGTATAGGTTTTGCCGCTGCCGGACGGGCCAGCAAAGGCGATCCGAGCCTTAGCCTGATTCTTGGTGGCCGGGGCGAAGGTAAAGTTCACGCGGTTCTCACCTCTCGGTATGACTGCGGGCGCTTGGACTGAGATCGGTGCGGGTGCAACCGGGGCACTGTGCGTAGCTGCTGGCCGCCGGGTTCACACCCGGGATGCCGGTCATAGACGCCTGGCTCCCCACCAGGCCCGGCCGTGGCGGCGGGATGCACCGGCCACCGGCACCCGCCAGCACACGGTCGCCCGCCGGTGATCGCGGCCTGGGTCGCGGCGGCGACATCCGCCCACCGCCCGGCCCTCACCGCGGCCCTGCCGTCGGGTAGCGGTGCCGGCGGACCGTCCGCACCCGCGACACCCGGGGCAGATCCCCCGGCGTACGCCGGTGCCGGCCAGCCGCCCGGACCTCGGCCCGGACCGGCCGGGGCAGGGGCAGGGTGCGCGGTGCGGGCAGCCAGCCCCGCCAGATCGCCGGGATCACCGCCCCGCCCCCTCACGGCCGACGCCGCCCAGTTCGCCGGCGCCGGCCAGCGCCCCCCGCGCCGTGTCCACGTCGTCTCCCGCAGTCCACGGGTCGGCGGCGATCTGTCGGACGGCGTCCCAGTCGGCCGCGAGGATCGCCGCGTGTAGTGCCTGGGCCTGCCCGGCGGCGTAGTGGTCAGGTCCACCGGCCTCGATCACATGCGCCGGGTACGCCGCGGCTCGCTCCCGCGCGGCCACCAGACCCACCCGCAGCCGCTGGGAGGTGGCGATCGCCTGGTCCCGGGCGTCACGGGCCTGCCGCAGGTCGGCGGACAGACCGCGGGCCTGGTCCCGCTCCGCGGCGAGCTGCCGGGTCCGCCGCTCATAGGCGGCCGTCGTGGTTTCCAGCTCGTCCTGGAGGCGGGCCCGCTCGGCGTCCGCCTTATCCAGCTCGGCGGTCAGCTCCCGCACGATGTCGTCGGCGTGGGTCACCCGCCGGTAGTGCGTGTTAACCGTGCCAGCCTCGACGGCGGCCCGTGCCGCCGCGCTGATTGCGCTCTGGATGACACGGTCACCCGCGCCGATGACCCACTCGGCTGGCACGAGTAGCTCGGGGAGACGGCAGCAGTCGCAGCCACGGCCGAGCCACCGCTCAGCGTCGGCACGGGTGTAGCGGCCACCATCGTCAGGGTTGAGGCGGTAACCACAGCCGCCCGGCCCCCACCACGCCGAATGATGATTGGACCAGATCAGGTAGGTCGTCTCGGTCATGTGAGGCTCCAGATCAGCAGGGCGAGCAGCAGGTACAGGCCAACGCCGATCGGCACGCCGACCAGCAGGCCGACGACGATCCGCACGGTTTCCGCGTGCGGATGCGGCGCGGCAGCGTGGCGGGCACCCTCCACCGCCGGACACGCCGGGCCATGGGTACGGCCGGGGACGGTCAGGCAGCCGGGGCACACCCCGGGACCGGAGTGGGTCTGCTCGTGACGTGCCATGTCAGGCCACCCCCCGCAGCGCCGGATCGGTGAGCGGCTCCAGGCCGGGGTAGTGCGGCGGCAGCGTTACCGGCTCAAACTCCGGTGGCGGGTACTCGCCGGTCGCGACCCCCCGCCAGTAGGTGCACACCTCGCCGTCGTGGGGCTCCCCGGGCAACGGGTCAGGGACGGTGATCGGGGCGGCGGCGTCGGCCGTGAGCGGCCACGCGGGTTTGGCCGGCTGGCCGGCGTCCCACTCGGCGTGCCGCAGCACCACCGCGTCCACCGGGTCGGCGGGGTCCAGGGCGCTCACCGGGCACCGCCCTCGGCGAGCTGGGCGCGCAGCGCCGCCACCTCGGCCCGTAGTGCCGCCGTCTCCGCGTCCTCCGGTGCCGGAATTCGGGTCGAGGCGGTGACGCGCAGGCCGCCGACCTTGGCCTCCGCCCGGCGCTCCCAGAATGGCCCGGACATCACATCAGCGGGTGGGGCGTCAAACGCCGCGGCGACCGTCTCCACAACGGGCCGGCACTCCTCGTGCCCCTCCTCCACGTACAGCCCGACATGCAGGTACAGGCTCGCGCTCACCTCGGGGGCCGGTGTGCCGGCGAGAGAGGCCACCCGGTCAGCCACACGACGCAGATCAGCGGCCAGGGCCAGCCAGTAGTCCGTGTCGCACCGGCCATCGATCAGGCCGGACGAGGCGTGCTCGCGCACGTCCACCCCGCACTCACGCGGGCAGGACATGTAGCCCGGCTCGGCCAGCGGCGCCGCCCCGCCATCCCAGCCGACCTCCCGGGTCCGCAGCTCAGCGGCGGCGGAGCCGGGGTCGATGGTGTCGGTACGATCGGTGTGCATCTGCACTTGCTTCTCCTTCTGGTGGTTGGTGCGGATGTCGAGCCCCTCGCCGAACTCCAGTCGGCGGGGGGCTCACCTCATCGACCGCTTCGCGTCGATGAGGTCGAACAGGCGCTGCTTTCGCCACTCCTGCGATTCGGCGTCGGTGGCCCGACGCCACTCCATGCCGGGACTCGAGTCCGAGGCCGGGGCCGGCGGCACCGGTGGCGCGGTGAGACCAGCGGCGACCAGCGCCAAACCGGTCACGATCTGGGCGACCGCGCGGGCCAGCAGAGCGGCGGCGGTCACGACGCGGCCGGGACCGGTAGTGCCGCCAGGTCCAGGTCCGGCGGGGCCTTGGGGATGAGTCATTCGGACACCCGACCCTGGGCGCGCTTCCGCTCCATGTAGGCGAGGAGAGCGACGCGAGGAACCCGTCGAGACCAGCCAATCTTGACGGACTCGATGCCAGTGCCGGGGTCGTCTTCCTCCGCCTTGACGAGTTGCCAGACCGTCCGCTCCCCCAGATCCAAAAGCTGAGCTGCATGCGGCACGGTGTAGGCGATCTGCTCTGACCCAGTGCCACTCTCAGCATTGCTATGTACTGCGCTGCCATGCATGGCACTACCATACAGCAGTGCCGCACGTAGCATCACATCAACTGTTTGGCTGATTCTCCGACCGACCACTAGGGCTACTCTGTAGGCTATGCAGAGCCGTGCAGGACCACGAGTCCCTCAGCTAAGGCCGCGCACCATCGGCGCACGCCACCGCAGCCGTCCACGGCATCGCTGCCGTCCACGAGATAACAGGCCCGAGAATGGCACCTACCGTGACGCTGTGGCAGCATCCTCAGCCCCAACGCCGTCGCCCGAGGTCGCGCGAGCGCGCTTCGCAGCCTTCGTCGCTCGTGCCCTGGCATCCGCGCGCGACCGTCGCATGACCGACAAGGACATCGCCAAGGCCACCGGTATAGGACCTTCCACGTTCCATCGGTGGCGACGCGGCGAGGGACGCGAGCTGCCAGAGATTGAGAAGGTGAGGGCGTTTTGCGCCGGCCTCGGCATCTCTCCCGCCGGTGCCTTGGCCGCCCTAGGGCTCGATCCCTCTCGCGACAACCCCGAGCCCGAGCCACCGCTGCCACCCGAGGTCCGGAGGATCCTTCGGACGCTGGCCGACCCCAACGTGCCAGACGCAGACAAACTCGTACTACAGGAGATGCTCAAGATGCTCGCTGACCGCGCAGACCGCGCCGGACGAGGCAGGGCACCCTAATGCCCCGCCGCCGGTATCCCACCATCAGCAAAGGCAGTGACGGGTGGTTTCATGCCTGGGTCACGGTGGGCACGAAGAGCAACGGGCGGCCCGATCAGCGACACATCAAACGGGCCACGGTAGAGCAGGTAGAGACACGGATAGACGAGCTACTAGAGCAGGCCCGCACTGCTACGGTCCCGCGCGGCGGTCGCGGACCCACCGTTAGCACCTGGCTGATCAGTACCTATCTGGAGACAATCGCCCCTGGAAAGATTGATCCAACGACCGTCCAGGGCTACCGGAGTAAGGTCACAAATTACGTTGTGCCAGTTATTGGTGCCCTTCGGATGGATCGCGTAATAGCTGATAACATCGATGCCGTTTACACAGAGATGCGGCGTCGAGGTCTCGCTGATGCCACGGTACTACAGGTCCACCGTATTCTTTCACGCGCATGGAAAGTTGCCGCTCGGCGACGTGTTGTGCCACGAAACATCATGCTCGATGTCGACCCGCCAAGTACAAAGCGTCAAGAGATGGAACCGCTCACGGAAGACGAGGCTAAGGCGACGCTGGCGGCAGCCCACCGACGCCGCAACTCGGCCCGCTGGTCCGTCGGGTTCGCGGTTGGCACCCGACAGGGTGAGGCGCTCGGCCTACGTTGGCCGCACCTCCTCGTAGAGTGCGACGACTGCGGGGCAACGGTGAAGTTGACGGACTGGTGGGCCGGGCAACTGGTGCAGTGCCGAGGCTGCAACTCGGTAAATGTCGGCGCCGTCGCCCGGATCTGGTGGCAGCTTCACCGGCGAGCGCACGAACACGGCTGCGCTCCTCAGGCCCCATGGCCGTGTGGTCGACGTCGTGGCGGCAACTGCCCAAACAAACGACTGGTCCTGCGATCGGGCGAGATTCACGTCGGCGGCGGACTGATTCTTAAGGAACCCAAGGGAAAGAGCAAGCGGACCATTCCGATCCCGCAGGAACTTGTCGATAGCCTCCGAGCGCACTACGAAGTGCAGAACTTGGAGCGAATGGTGGCTGAGGCTGCATACGCCTCGCATGGCTTCGTCTTCGCCGACCAGCTCGGCGGCCCGATCGACCCAGCCGAAGACTGGCGAGAGTGGAAGACCCTACTCGCGGATGCCGGCGTACGGGACGCTCGGGTGCATGACGGCCGGCATACTGCGGCAACGCTGCTTCTCGCTCAGGGAGTCGACATCCGGGTGGTCCAGGAGCTACTTGGGCACTCCTCGATCAAGGTTACCGAGGGATACACCCACGTCGCCTCGAAGCTGGCCCGGGACGCTACGGAGCGTATGGGAAAGCGGCTGTTCGGAACGCCAGGTACACCCTGA